AAGCATACCATTCACGATATGCTTGAAGAACTGGAACACCAGAAGCCAATTTCCACATAATTTGTTGTGTTTGGCGCTCTGGTTCTCCAGGTTTAGGAGTTGCTATATACCACTTACCGTTATAGCGAAACATTATGTATTATATACTTTGGTTACCTGTAATAGTTTACAAGCGGGCAGGGAAACCGACGAGGTTGGCACCGATACCGAAACCAGCACCAGTACGGGCAGATGAACCGACAGATGGAGCATAGATATCGAGGATGGCGAATACGGCTAATGCAGTTAATGCAATTGTTCCGATTTCATCGACACGGAGTTTCTTGCCTGGTAAGAGGTAGCAGGCAACTGCTACGGCAAGACCTTCCAAGGCATACTTAATTAAACGCTTGACTAAGTCAGCAATGTCGATTCCCATGGATGGAGCAGGTTGTTGTGCGGCGGCCATTTGTTTATACTTGTTAAAGGAGATTTTTTTAGTCATCGGTGTAAGCGAACAGGAAAAGAGCAATTAAACTCATTCCTATGGCGACCCAACGCAACCCATGGATAGATTCTTTGAATAAAAAGACCCCTGAGAATGTTACGAGCACATCAGAGGAAAGATTCCAAATTAGATTGGTTGCTGTCATGTTTTCAAAGTTCATAGCCTTGATAAAAAGGTATGGTTGAACTGCATAAACGAGAGTTGCAAGAGTTAAACCAGACATGTATGAAATAGAACCTAAATGAACGAACTTGGCAGTAAACATCATGAATACATCAATTATAGCCATACCAACACCGAACACAATCGGAAGAGTAGAAAACTTTCCAACCTTCCAGTTGACTTTGGAAATAGCGACATCTAAGAGGTCGCCTTCAATTTTCTTTACCATTGTTTTACTTGCCAGAAACAAAATGCCAAACTGCCTTATGTGTTACATACCAAACGAGACCGAAGACGGCGGCATGGGTGAGTGCGACGGTCATTTTAGAACCGCCGGCAGGGAGGGAAAGGAGAATTCCAGGGGTTAAGAGATAGAAGAGCACTGCTGCATATAAAGACATCCACCACATTGTTTTATTATAAACGCGGAAAAACTATTTTAATGGTTGGGGTCCATTAGTATAAATGAGCAAGCGTGTTGAACTCCCAGTCAAAGACGAAGACGGCGTCGTAGATTATTTGGATGAAGATCCAGAATTACCAAACCAACGTTATGTAATTGTTTCCTTTATTTCACCTGAAAAAGTGATTGCTAAGAAACAGGATTACTTCTTTGAAAAATTCATTCAATGGATAGATTACGACTGGAAAGTCAAGGGTCTCGAACATTTAGCAGACTACCTTGCCAAGAAATACAGTATAAAAATTGATGATATCATGAAAGATATTCACGATTTTGAAAAGACCCATCGTGATGAAATCAAGAAGACTGATGTCCCTGAACAATACCAAGTTTTCCTTTTGAAACACGAAAAAGAAGTTCAAGAATCATTCGATCGTGAAAACAACTTTCAATGTAACATTCGTGGTGTAAAAGTTCGTCGTGCCTTTCCTTCCTACGAAGAAGCTCAATTATGGTGTAAGGTTTTACAACGCAAATACCCAAAAGACAATCTTATGATTGGTCGTATGGGTTGTTGGTTACCATGGGAACCTTCTGAACATCTCATGGAAAATGTAGAATACGCAAATTCTCAATTGAATGAAATTATGCGCAAATACAAGGAAAACGAAGCAAATCGCGAACTCTTCTTTGCAGAAGAACGCGAAAACTCTATCAAGGCACAAAAGGAAGAAAATGCTCGTCGTCGTGCGGAAAATCAATTGAAGGATATGTCAAATCCAGTTCATCCAGCAGAAGGTGCTATCCGTGACTTATAAAAAAATCATAAATGTATATAAATCATGGATCATTCATCTTTGGGAAAGCGCGTTCGTAAACCAACAGAAATGGGTGCTCAATACAGAGCACAAATTGAAGCAGCAAAAGCACGTGTCGCTGCTTTAAAAGAAAAGAAGGAACGCACTGTCAAAGAACAAAAAGAATTAGATGATTTGATTGGTATGTTTGGTGAAATGAAGATGGGAGGACGCAGACGCAGACATCATACTCGCAAACACAAGAAGATGACTCGTAAAACACGCGGTCATAAATATTATTAAGTTCCTTTTCGGACCCACACAGATGGTCCTTTACGATTAGAAACAGCATCTGGACTATATTCGTTGGATGCTAACATTGTAGACGCAAATGGGCGATTATCTACCCACAAAGATTCCGCACACATATGAAATTGCGGATGGTCGCTTGCTTTATACCAAAATACCTGATCTTCAAGTTTATTCGAAGACGATGAATTGCAGATAACGAGACATTCATAGTTTTCCGTGCACTGATCCATAAATTGACAGAACATTTCAAAAGTGGGAAACATACCTGCGTAGTTTTCGTAAATACGACGACGATTACCAAGAATGTTTTCACGAAGAATGAAGACAAAATCTACATTGGTACGCAAGTTAGGAGTGATACCAAGTGGATATTGCATAGTAATCATTGTAGATAAATCTACATGACGACCGTTCATGAAAACGTAACGTGTAGATTCTTCTTTTATCCAAGATGAATCGTATAAACAATCGTCAAGAATAAGAAACGCACGAGGATCAACATTTGAACTAGGATTTTGTCCTCGTTGTTGTTTTAATGCCAACTGACGACGAATAACATTCATAATGATTTCAGGTTTGTACTTGTCGTGAATGAGTTTAGAAGGAACCATGTCTTGAAAGAAACGATTGGCAACTTCTGTTCCTGAAATAACCGTCCCAATAGGAAAGGCATCCTGATTATGATAGAGAATATCCCGAACTAAGAAAGATTTTCCCGTATCTTTTTTACCTATAATGACTATCATCGGAGATTTGTGCGAATCAGGAGCACACCTCTGTTTGATGATATCCATGTTAAATTTCTTGATGTTAAAGTTATAGTTCATTAGTATTTTCACAAGAGTAAATAATGAGTAAAAATACACATGCGTATACCATACACTCGGTTAAGTTAAATGCAAACGACGCAATACGAGTTACGGGAAATATTGCGTTATTTTCAATTGTGTATACTGTAGCAGGTGCTTTTCTTTCATATGTTCTCTATTACTTGTTTGATGTATATGATGACGATAACAAAGAATGGGAATCAAAAGGATTGAATTACCAGTTATTTGATGTAGCCATCGAAGTATGTATTATAGGTGTAGTTGCCTTCTGGTTAGTGTATTTTATGAATGTATCAACACCGATTATTCCAGTTCGTAAAGGACTTGAAGACTTTGTAGATTCTTATACTGCGGGTCTTTTCTTCATGTTCGCCATCTTCATTTTCTTGGGAGATTTAACAAATAAACTCAAATACTTATTTGATAGTTTTCTTGGATCTCACTTTGATAAAATCTTTCCAGAAGAAGGTTCAATTTTAGACGGCACACTGCGGTATAGCAAGAGGCAAAAAGAGGGTTCTTATGAATAATGCCTAAACCTATACCAGATTTACGAACATCTAACATTCCTTTGGATGTTCAGAAAATCTCAAACATTCAGGGATTACAAGAACAGGCACAGAAACACTGGGGATTACGCCGCCTTCAACCTTACTTTCCTTCGATTGAAAAACTATTTAAGTTAGATAGTGTTCGCCTTCCACATCAATATGGAATCAAGACATCTATTCCTATTCAAACAATTACAGGTGAAACAACTGTATACGCAGGGGGATTAGAAATTCCAGTTCATCTCAAAAAAACAATGTTAAACTCTGCTTACCGAGTTATGCACGGAGATTATGCCGGAACAGGACTTCCAAATACAAATGAAGTAGCATCTGAACCTCTTCGTATTCAGTCTCCGTATAATGCTGCATATGTAGGATCGTTGGCATCTCTTATTTTATCAGAATCAGGTTGTCCTCATTTTCCCAAAGTATATGGAGTTTTTTCAGGAGTTGCAGAACGACATGTTCTTGATATTTCCGATGATTACGAAGATTTATGTGATAGACCTTGGTTTTCACAAAATATTGGACACTTCTTTGAACTTCGTCTCAAAAAACCAGAAGTTCCCATTTTACAACTCTCTGATGTTCCATCTTCAGAAGAAATTGATTTAGGTATTGAAGACTTAACTCCAGTTCCAGGTGTTTCAACTACAACTATGGCCTATGATGCCGATGATGAAGAAACCGAATTAGAAGAAGACGATATTGAAAGCACAGATGGATGTTCCACTGACTATGTATTTGATATTCGTTCATGTTCAGAAAACTCGGAAGATGAAGAAGATGATGACGAAGAAGACGGAGACGGATTTTCACAACCTGAAGAAGATGAAGCCTTTGCTCATGCTATTTTCAAGGATGCTCCTATTCAAGTAACTGTTATGGAAACCTGTTCGGGAACTCTATACAAATTATTCAAAGAAAATCCAGAACTTAACAAACGTTGTGCTTGGATGGCACAAGTCATTTTTGCATTAGCATATGCTCAACGAACATTTGGATTAGTTCATAATGATCTTCATATTATGAATGTTATGTACATTCCAACTGAAAAGGAATACTTTTATTATGCGATTGGAGGCAAGACTTACCGAGTTCCAACTTACGGTAAACTTATCAAGATTATTGATTTTGATCGTGCTACTTTTTCAGTAAAACTTCCTAAAATGAAAGAATCTAAGTTTTTCATGTCCGATCAGTTTCATCAAGATGAAGAAGCAGGTGGTCAGTATAATATAAGCCCATTCTACAATCCTAAATATCCAGAAGTAAAACCAAATCCATCGTTTGATTTAGTAAGATTAGCAACATCTATGTTCTGGGACTGTTTTCCTGAAGGTCCAGTGGAAAAATACAATGGAAATCCTCTCTACGAAATGTTCATGCAATGGTTGACACTTCCAGATGGTCGTTCAATTTTGTTTAAGAATATTCCATTTGGAGACTTTTCTGAACGATACCGTGGATTTCAATTATACAAAGCAATAGCAAGATACTGTCGAGATACTGCGGTTCCTCGTAAACAGATAGAGAAATTTGGATCTCCCTATCTCTTCGAAGGTAAACCTCCTTCAGGTGAAACTCTTATATTTATTGAGTCTTAGCGGGTTCAGAACCATAAGCTCCAGATGATTGTTTCTTTTCAAGTGTATGTTTTTTTTTCAAGGTCTTGTCTACACCTTCACGATGTCCGAGAAAGGACCAAGCAATGTGGTGAGTAAAATGATAGACCAAAGCAAAAACAATTGCGTGTGTAATTGCTACGGTAGTCTTTGATCCTCCTGGTGGAAGACGGACAAATACACCTGGTGTTAAAACGTAGAAGAGGACGGCGATGAACGCAAGCATTAACCACTGCATTTATACTATCAAACTATAATTTTAGAATGATGGCTTTCCAACAAACATATCTTGGACGGCACTAGATGCTGTAGAAACGGTAGCAGTAACGGTTTCTACATCACCGCCAACAGCATACAATAAACCACCAGCACCAGCACCAGAAAGAAGACCAATTTTAGCGGCATCACTCCATTCTACTGGTTTCTTTTTAGTGTATCGTTCTACAATATAGACGAAGACACCTGCTACGGCGACGATAACAATCATAATAAGAAGATTGGTATCAATCATTTGATTTTTTAGGCGGGTTTGTTTATAGCTTTAGAACGAGCTCTCCGTCCTCTGGTTTAAGTTCAACGATACCTTCTTCTTCAACAGGTTTGTTTTCGTCTGGAATATCTAAATCAACTGTTTCATCAGAGAGATGTATCTTGGGATGTTCTTCGTCATCAGTTCCAATTTCGTCAATTTCATCTTCTTCTTCGAAGGCAACTGATTTCTTTTCAGGTTCAGGAACAACTTCAGGAACAGGAGTAGGTTCAGGAGCTATTTCAGTTGGTTGAATAACTTCGTGAGTAGGAGCAGGTGCTTCTTCTTGGACGGAGAAGTAAGTGTTGACAATTGATTGCCAAGGTAAAAAGGAATCTAAAACAGTATCGAAAGCAGAATCTAACATTTCGTCAATTTGTTTACGGTTTCGTGCCTGTTGTTCGGTTGATACGCCTATAGTTTTAAATAAGTAGGCATGTTCCCAGCATCGTCGTGCAACTTCTTTGTAGTATTCGTGAATGAAACGAGGTAAAGGAGGTCGTTCAAATTCTACATCAACACTATCTTGGGTAGAACGGTACTGAATAGCAGCAAAGGCACGGAGATAAGTTAAAAGAACACCAGTCAAGAGTTCTTCAAGGTATGAACATTTAGAAGCAGTAATAATACGCTTGACTTCGGTGTTCAATATATCTTCAGTCCATACCGGAATACGAGTTAAAAGATTTTGAAAGGTTTTTAAAACCTGATCTAATTGATCGTTTTTCTCACAGATTGTCTTGGCATTTTCGTATACACTCCAAATACCTTCGGAGACGTGAGGAAGAACCATCAATGAAAAACGGTTTCTGATATGTCGTTTGGCGAATTGTGCTTCGTCTTTCAATGACATTTATACTGTTGTTTCAAACATTTATGTATATAATGAACGCCATGTTTCAAGGGGAGAAGGATTGAAGTCTGTTAATAATTTTTCGACCATTTTACGGTCGAGTTTCATTGGAAATTTAACTGGAATCCAGAACTTGTATTCTTTTGCAACTGCTTCATCGGATATACGAATTAAATTGACACGAGACACAACACCTTCTACGATACGAATGAGATTACGCATACCTTCTTCACCTGTAGAGTATTCTTTAATAATGTAATCAGCAGCTTCTTCAGTTGCACTTAAATCTTCACGAGCAATTCCTGCGTGTTTCAAGATTTCGGGCCAGATGTAATTGGCAACAATGATCTTCTTTTCTTGTTCCTTGTATCCTGGAACAGTTATTACACGCATACGATCTTTGAGAACAGGATGGACTTTGGATTTGTCATTGAATGAGAAGACAAACAAGCACTGAGATAGATCAAAGTCTATTCCTGCAAAGTAACGATCGTGGTATTGAGAGTTTTGAGAACGATCAGTTAAGTGAATTAACATGGATGTAATTTCTTCACCGTGTGGGGTTCCAGACACTTTATCCAATTCGTCAAAGTAGAGAACAGGGTTCATACAACCTGCTTGAATGATAGAGTCTATGATGCGTCCCCACATAGACCCTTCGTATGTATATGAATGACCGACATAATGTGCTACATCAGAAGCACC